AAAAGACTTGGATACCTCACGCCAAACGAAAAATTTAAACAAATTATTAATCAGAATTCTGTTGCATTTGCAAGTTGAATTCAGCTTATTTCAAGAAACAACTTTTTCTTTTTCTAAATTTACTTATAACCTACTGATAGACAACAAGAAACAATCAACAAGTTGTTTCTAATGGTTCAAAGATACTAAAATGAAAGCAAATCACAACTAGCGAAACTCATTCCACGTTCGAGCTTTCGTTGTTTCTAATGGTTCAAAGATACTAAAATGAAAGCAAATCACAACTCTGCCCATTGTATCCTCGTCCTGCCAAAGTTGTTTCTAATGGTTCAAAGATACTAAAATGAAAGCAAATCACAACGCCTTTTCAGCTCTTCGGACAGTCGTACGTGTTGTTTCTAATGGTTCAAAGATACTAAAATGAAAGCAAATCACAACCAAATGTACTTCCATCATATGTCGTTACGGTTGTTTCTAATGGTTCAAAGATACTAAAATGAAAGCAAATCACAACCGGTGATTACCCAGTGCTTGACGGACTTTCGTTGTTTCTAATGGTTCAAAGATACTAAAATGAAAGCAAATCACAACAATTTACAGAAAACAGGCAAACCGTCTCCAGTTGTTTCTAATGGTTCAAAGATACTAAAATGAAAGCAAATCACAACCTTTCGCGTGTGGTTGGCAAACTATGTCAAGTTGTTTCTAATGGTTCAAAGATACTAAAATGAAAGCAAATCACAACAGATTTCTACGTTGCAAACGGTGATTTGAAGTTGTTTCTAATGGTTCAAAGATACTAAAATGAAAGCAAATCACAACATAATACTGTATCTTCTGTAGTGATTTTTGTTGTTTCTAATGGTTCAAAGATACTAAAATGAAAGCAAATCACAACTCATGTCCAGCCCGATATTCAGTGCATTGTGTTGTTTCTAATGGTTCAAAGATACTAAAATGAAAGCAAATCACAACGGGGCTTGAATGTAAACGCACCTGAAGCAAGTTGTTTCTAATGGTTCAAAGATACTAAAATGAAAGCAAATCACAACCTTCTGCAGAAGCTTGTCCGACTCTTGCCTGTTGTTTCTAATGGTTCAAAGATACTAAAATGAAAGCAAATCACAACTTTTGCTTCCGGCACTCCATGCACTTGCCGGTTGTTTCTAATGGTTCAAAGATACTAAAATGAAAGCAAATCACAACTGTTTCGGCTACTTTTTTTGCCAGGTCTAGTTGTTTCTAATGGTTCAAAGATACTAAAATGAAAGCAAATCACAACGTAACATAATTATGCCTTTGTACTGTTCCGGTTGTTTCTAATGGTTCAAAGATACTAAAATGAAAGCAAATCACAACTTTGTTTTACCTGGTTTTCGTAACCGGTATGTTGTTTCTAATGGTTCAAAGATACTAAAATGAAAGCAAATCACAACTTGTTGATGATGATTTCCTCACGTCCTTTGGTTGTTTCTAATGGTTCAAAGATACTAAAATGAAAGCAAATCACAACTTGTTATCTTTGTAGTGTTGAAATAAAAGAGTTGTTTCTAATGGTTCAAAGATACTAAAATGAAAGCAAATCACAACTTCCAGGACTGCTTTATCTATGGCTCACTTGTTGTTTCTAATGGTTCAAAGATACTAAAATGAAAGCAAATCACAACGTGTTCTTTGCCTTTAAGGCAATTGCTTTGTTGTTTCTAATGGTTCAAAGATAAGGAAACTCGCTCACATACGGATAACTTTGGAGAAAATAATGTAAAGTGTTTGATAGCAAAAGGGATATGTCGTTTTGTACCACATTCTTCCGCAGGGGGCTTTTAGCAAGTTTTAGGTGGAGTTAGGAGGACAAATCACTACTTATCCGTTGCCTTTTCGGGATAAAAAAGAGGCTTGAAAAACAAGCTTTCGTCTTTCATTGATTACCCCGTTTACCACCGCAAAGAACGCTGTTTTTTCCATGTCTGCTGACGCAAACTTAGTCATATTTTTCCGTATCAGAAAAAAAATACAGGCTTTGTTTGCAGGCCGAGGGGTCTTATTCTACGTTCCGCTATATTTTTCATGCCGTTCATTTGCTCTGCATATAATAATTTTGCAAACAAAGGAATTGGTTATGAATCAGGCAAATGTAAAGGTGTCGTTCTACCTGAAAAAGAGCGAGGCGGATGCCGACGGGAATTGCCCCGTAATGGCAAAGTTGAATGTCGGAAAATATTCCGAAGCGGCATTCAGTGTGAAGATAAAAGTCCCGCAATCCCGCTGGTCTTCGGGACGCGCTTCTGGAAAAAGCGTGGCGGCAAAGGAAATCAACAACCGGCTGGATGAGATACGTGCGATGGCATTGAATATCTATATGGAACAGTCGGCTGTCCGTGACGGTGTGACGGCCGAAGAGGTGAAAGGCATACTGCTTGGAATGGCAAGCGGGCAGGAAACGCTTCTGGGATATTTCAGGCGGTTCATCCGCAACTTTGAAAAGCGTGTGGGGATAAACCGTACGGTAGGAAGCCTGAGAGCCTATAGCAATGCCTATAGCCATATCGAAAGATTCTTGCAGGCGCAATACAAGCTCTCCGATATTCCGTTTTCTGCGTTGGACCGTTCTTTCATTGACAAGTATGATTTGTATCTCCGGACGGAACGTAACCTCGCTCCCGGAACAATCATCAACCTGACCGTCCAACTGAAAACCATTGTCGGAGAGGCCATTGCTGACGGTATTATTACCGCCAGCCCGTTCATGGGCTACGAGCCGGTGCGCCCGAAGCACGTGCAGAAATATCTCACGGCAGAAGAGTTGCACAGGATTATGACCACCCCGCTTCACAGGCAGCCCCTCTATCATGTCCGTGACATGTTCCTTTTTTCCTGTTTTACCGGCATTCCATACGGAGATATGCGCCTGCTGACAAAGGACAACCTATGCCTTGCGGAAGATGGAATATGGTGGATCAAGAGTGCCAGGCAGAAAACCAAGATAGAATTTGAGATTCCTCTTTTGGATTTACCGTTGCAGATTCTGAAGAAATATAGCGGTACAGCTCCCGGTGACAAGCTGCTGCCGATGTATTGCAATTCCACGCTGAACCTCTACTTGAAAGAGATTGCCCGAATCTGCCACATTGACCGTCCGTTGGTCTTCCATGCAGGACGGCATACATACGCAACGGAAATCACACTCTCTCATGGGGTCCCCCTTGAAACGGTCAGCAGGATGCTCGGCCATAGTCAGATAGAGACCACACAAATCTACGCGAAAGTGACCGATGAGAAGATAGACGCCGACACCAAGGCATTGAACCGAAAAATTTCGGAGCGTTTTTCTGTCGTCATTTAATAACCTTTTAAATGGAAAGAATATGGAAAAGAATACTGAAAAACAGAATGTCAAACGACGCAGCACTTTTGCCGTGCTGTTTTATATTAACCGCACGAAAGTGCGAAAGGACGGAATGTGCCAGCTATTGTGCAAGGTGAGCATTGATGCCGAATGGGCACAGATAGGGACCAAAGTCTCTGTCAATCCGGGCATCTGGAATCCGGAGAAAGGCCGTGCCAACGGAAGGAGCGAGAATGCCGTTACCGTGAACCGTGCCATAGATGACCTGACACGTGAGATTGCCGGACATTATGAGCGGATAAGAAACAGCCTGGGGTTCATCACGGCTGAACTGGTCAAAAACGCAGTCAAGGGTATCGGACAGAAACCGCTTACCCTGCTGGCTCTTTTCAGGGAGCATAACGAGGAGTTCAGGAAACGGGTCGGGATAGACCGCATACAGGAAACATACGACTCCTATCAGCGTTCCTACAAGCATCTTTCCGCTTTTGTCCGGGAAAAGAAAGGCGTGGAAGATGTGACGCTGCGAAGCCTTGACCGGACGTTTTATGACGATTTCGAGGTATTCCTGCGGACTGACCGCAACCTGAAACCCAAAAGCGTGCATGAACACCTGTACCGTTTGAAAAAGCTCACGATGCGGGCTGTGAGCCAGGGCACGTTGCGACGCGACCCTTATTGCCGCCTGCATCCCGAACTGCCCAAAAGGAAGAGCCGCCACATGAAACTGGAAGACCTTAAAACACTCATGACCACTCCGGTGGAGAAACCGCAACTGCAATTCGTGCGGGATATGTTCATCTTTTCAACCTTTACCGGACTGGCGTATGCGGATCTGAAACGGCTTTCGGACAAGGACATCACGCAGGCCGGCGACGGCACATGGTGGATTCATATCCACCGGAAAAAGACCGATACGCTCTCTTCTGTCCGTCTGCTGGATATTCCTCTTCAAATCATAGAGAAATACCGCGGCCAAAGAAGCGGAGACAAGGTGTTCAATATTTATGCCCGCAGGTATTTTATCCTGTTGACTAGGGAATTGGGGCAGGTATATGGTTTTGATTTGACCTTTCACCTGGCCCGGCATAATTTCGGTACCCACATCACCCTTTCGCTCGGCGTTCCGATAGAGACGGTAAGCCGGATGATGGGACATACCTCTATTTCCACCACGCAGATTTACGCGCAGGTTACGGACACGAAAGTGGACGAGGACATGAAACGGTTGAGGTCCACAGGTTTCGGAAACAGGATAGACCTTTGCGAGGAGGATTTCACCGTCAGGAAAAAGCGGAAAATAAAATCACCGGCTGTATGAAATGGAAAACGGAGAAACTGCCCGGCTGACAGCAGGCAGTTTCTCCGTGCTTGATTAAAGAAGCAGTACTATACCCAGCGCTGTTCCTCCCGGCACCGTTTGTAGGCATCGTCCAGTATTTTCATGATATCGGACTCTTTATAGAGTGCCTTCCCTTGCACCAGATAGTAAGGGATTACACCGAATGTACGGTATTCCTGCAATGTACGCCTGCTTACCCGCAGGACTTTGGAAAGTTCCTCGTCCGTAAGGAAACGTTCACCGTTGAAGAGTGATCTCGGTACATCCTCCATTACTGAAAGCATCCTCTCCATTTTCTCCAGTCCCTGGAACATCACGTCAATGCGTGGGTCTTTCTTATCTATAAAGTGATAGCTCATAATTTGCTCTTTATTAAAGGGTGGTAACTCAATTCCAATAATCTCCGTATATCTTCCGGTTTGTAGAAAAGCTTGTTCTTGATGCGACTGAAAGGAAGGAGACCTTTGGCACGATACGCCTGAAGGGTCTTTTTGTTGATGCGGAGTACGTCGCACACCTCCTGGTTGTCCAGCCAGTTTTTCAGGCCGAGATCCTCGACCGGACGGCACAGGCGTGTCACCCGGTCCTCAAATTCGCAAAAACGGACACGCAGTTCTTCAAAAGTCTGTTTGTCAATACATACAAGTTCCATATTCTTTCATTTATATTAATTTTCCATCTGTTTTTTCAGTCTCGCCGGCAAACGCCTGCCCTTTTGGTTGAGGAACGCCTCGACCTCGGAGGACTTGTAATAGGTACGCCCGTCTATCATGTAATAGGTCACGAGTTTCTTCTGGCGGTACCGCGCGAGAGTGCGTTTGGTAATGCCGAGCAGCTCGCACATGTCCTGGTTGTCCAGCAGCTTGTCTCCGTCAAGCGCGGAGGTCTGGCGGTTCATACGGCTCAGCCTGTCTTCAATCCTGTCGAACCTTTCCATAATCTGATGAAGCATCATCTGGAAGGTCTCACGGTCTGTCTGTATCATAATACGGTCTGTCTTTAAAGTGTAAATAATTGACTGGTTACACCTTGTCGCGCAACAGGTTATATTATGATATAGGGCTAACGGCGTGCCAATTGCTCTGTATTTCACGAAATGACATAGCTATTCCGTTGAAATACAGTACAATAAAAAAAATAAAGGAGAAATATTTGATGGGAAATTAACCTTGCAGGATGCAAGGATTCTCGCAATCTGCAAGTTACATCCTGCAAGGATTACGATAAATCAGACGGCAGATGCCACCAGGCAGGACAACGGCCTTGTGTAACTGCCATTGCCGGACGGGAAAGATGGCCTGTATGGAATTCCCTTTGCCGGCGGAATAAGGAAAAAGGTAGATAATAAGTTCTTCCACAAGATTGTAATGGAAGAGGCCACGCAGGAGATCCAATGTTTCTGCATCAGAAACTTCTGCCAGGTAGATAAAGGAATCGCCTTTAGTGTCTTTTTCACAAAGAAGGTCTAGTATGTAATGGGGTAAAATCCGGGCATCACAACGCTCCCGCCAACGGGCAAAACCTTTCCTGTGGTTCATTACCCATCGCATCAGCACGTTGTCGGTTTCCGGCAGGAAGCCGTCCAGTGTCATCGCCGTTACAGCTTGGACTTTTGGCATAAATTCTGTTTTGATACCGGACCGTAAGCCGTCAAAAAAAGAAGCGTGCAAACACGCTACTTCTAATGGAGGCTCTGGAATGCCTTTGAAAGGAATAGGTGAATGCACGCTATGCGTAGGCATAGCATAAGCAATCACGCAATAGTTCCTTTCAATGTTAATTTTCCAGATTCCCATTAGAAACACCTTGCGGTCTTATGTCATATACAGTCAGCAATTGTCTTAGAGACAATATGTCGATTTTTCTCTATTTGTTTGCAAATGTACACATATTCAGTGAGATTTGCACTAACGGCAGGCTCATTTTTATTTCACCCCGTATTTCTTCATCTTCCGGTACAGTGTTGCTGGGTTGATGTTCAGCAGTGCGGCAGCCTGTTCCCGGTGTCCGTTGCAAGCTTTAAGAGCATTGATAATTTTCATTTTCTCCAATGACTCATCCTTCAACGGCTGAATTACCGGGGAGTGCGTATCTCCACTTTGGCGGATCTCAATATCCAATCCTTCCATATCCAGCATCGGAGTCTCCGCAATCAATACAGCACGTTTGATCCGGTTCTGTAAGTCCCGGACATTGCCCGGCCATGAATAGGTAAGCATCCTGCGCTTGGCATCTTCCGTAAAGCCTTGTGTTTCCCTTTTCAGTTCTTTCGAATGGCGTTCACGGAAAAACTCAGCCAAAGGGATGATGTCTTCCGGACATTCCGCCAATGAAGGCTGACGTATCTCGAATTCGCAAAGGCGGTGGTAAAGGTCTTCCCTGAACCGCCCTTCCTTGATGGCCAGTTGCAAATTCTCATTTGTGGCGGTAACGATACGCACGTCCGCTACCCGTTCCTTGTCACTGCCTATCGGAGTATAGGTATTCTCCTGTAACACGCGCAGCAACATGGACTGAATCTCATAGGACATTGTACCTATCTCGTCCAGAAACAGAGTTCCGCCTTTCGCCATGTCGAAATATCCGGTCTTGGCGGTGTCGGCACCGGTAAATGCCCCTTTCTCGTGACCGAAGAACAACGAGGCGGCCAGTTCACGTGGCAGTGCCCCGCAGTTCACCGCCACGAAAGGCATCTCCCGGCGTTCGCTGCCCAGATGGATGCTCTGTGCCACCGACTCCTTCCCTGTACCGTTGGCACCAAGTACCATCACCGACATTTCCGATGGAGCTACCAGTCTGGCAAGTTTCTCCACTTGTAGGATCTTCGGACTTGTACGGTGAAACAGTACCTTTTCCTGTTTCCGTACCGTAACCATGGGGCGGAACACATCTTCTGCCAGTTCCAGCAGATGTTCCTTGCGTACCGGCTTGGGAAGGTAGTCTATCGCTCCCAACTTAATAGTGCGCACCACATCGGGAACCGACACATACTCGGTCGTGATGATGAAAGGAATATCCTTTCTTTCCTTGCGCAGCCATTCCAGTAGAGATATTCCGTCCCCTTCGGGTAGACGTACGTCCGATAGAATCAGATCAAATTGTATTTTGCGTATCAGTGAACGGGCTATCGGTTCGTTCATAGCTGTCACGACATCATAACCAGCTTGTGCAAACCAGTCCTTCTGCATCTGAGACAGGCTGATATTGTCTTCAACTATCAGTATTTTCCGTTTCATTTGTCTGTCTTTTTATTTCATTTTTTGCTGCTGCCATCAACATATCGGTATGATTTATTATCCGTTGAGTATATTCTTTTAAAGCAGTGTCACTGGCCCTTTCATCTTTTAAAAGGGAACGATAAGCGAACAACATTTCTTCATTATGTAATAATTCCCACATCGGCAGCATACAGTGAACCGTTTCACGCAATTTCTTCCTATTACAATTTTCTATGGCCGAATTGAGTTCTTCAACATCTTTTTTCGACTGGTCAATAAAGGAACATAATAATTTTATCTTATCGCTCACCTCACACAACATCATGCTGAAATCTACATCATGCTTTTTGTCAGGGCAACCTCTTTCTATAGTTGACAACAGACCGATCAACTCTGTAGATGAGAACGGCTTATAAATACAGGCTGTAAATCCGGCATTCAAAAAAGCATCTTTCTCCTTCTCTCCACGTGCAGTCATAGCGACAATGGGTATAGTCTTTGAATTGCCAATACTTGAGTTACGTAACAAAGTCAACAATTCAAACCCGTTGGTGTAAGGCATCAGGATATCTGTAAGCAACAGGTCATAATCTTTTTCCCGCATGGCTTTTACTACCTCTTTGACTGTGGTACAAGTTGTACAGGTCATGCCATTACGCTCTAACATTTCTTTAATGACAGCTTGCAACATACTGTCGTCATCAATAACAAGTACATTGTGATGCAGGTGTGTGGAATGCGTCGGGACATGTTTTTCGCTTTCCAACGGTTCATCCGTTTCCGGCATGGGAAGGGTCACACGAAATGTGCTTCCACAATTAATCAAACTTGTTACTTCTATTGTCCCATCAAGAAGATTGACAAGTCCTTGCGTGATCGGAAGCCCCAATCCGAATCCGTCCGCATTGGTTGCAGAGGTCTGGCGTTCAAAAGGACGAAAGATACGGGAAAGTGTCTCCTCACTCATACCAACACCGGTATCCACTATTTCCATGACCAGCAGTCCATTGAGATAGTGCACATTGAAATTGATTGTGCCGGTCTCCGTGAACTTAACTGCATTGGTAAGCAGATTGTCTATAATCTGTTCTATGCGGTCTGCATCACCATATAACTTGACTTCCGTATCCTTAAAATCACAATTGAACAGGATACCCTTATTATTGATTATATGAGAAAAACCGGCAGCGGTACGTTCCAATAATTCATGCAGGTCGAATGGGACATCGTTCCGTATTTCTTTCGCCTCGTTTAACCGGTACACATCCAACAGGTTGTTAAGCAGATGTACCACATGCTTGCACACCCTCCTTATGTTATTCAGATGGATATTCCTCCGTTTCTTTTCACGTGTATCCATTGCCAGATCGGCACTGCCGTCAATGACATTCAAAGGGGCACGTATGTCATGCGATATGGTCAGGATAATATTCTTGCGCATTTCCAACAGCGCAGTGTTTTGTTGTATCGTATCTTCCAAACGCTTCCTTGTTCTTGCCTTTTCCCGTAAATCTTTTTGAATAATCAGATAGGATATGACAAGCAGAATAATGGCGGAGATAATCAGCCAGGAGATGACACATATGGAACGGTTGTAAGATTCTCTAAGATGACATTCCTTCGCTTCAAGTACACGTTCTGTCTGGTTGTTCATCGTGGTTATCAGATGGCGAAGCTTTCGGTTAAGTTCCTTGTTGTGGTTGCGGAGGCTATCGGTATAAGCATTGATACTTTCCTGCCGTTCTTCCTGCATGGATAGCAATTCCTTGTTCAATGTCTTGAGAATTGTAGATGCGGAAGGAACTATCTCCAGAGTTTCTTTTGCCCCTAAAAATCCTGTAAAACCTTTCTTTTTACGAATAACAGTACGCGGTTGAGCTTCCGCTGGTAAATGAGAGAATTGCATACCTTCCTGACTGTTCTGACTATGGAAAAGTTGCATAATTTGGTATAAATGCTCTTCTTTACTGGATAATAGATAGCGCAGCGAGTCTATTTGACTTTGGCTGACAAATTCCTCATACCCCTTGTGCATGGCCTGCATCATGGAATCGATATGCAGACGAAGAGAATGATAGTTCGCAAAATCCTCCTCTTCCCAAGAAAGGGCTGTTTCACCATAAGTTGAGAGAATCGTGATGTGATGCTGGACTATATTTCCATTGTGTTGAACCCGATGAATTGTTTGTGCCTCAGTTTCAATCACCAAAACCCTATTCCGCTCACGTACCATGATTATAATCATACCGATTATAGCCACAATCAACACCATATATCCAAAGATGATTTTATATTGAATACTCATTTATCAATATTTGCTGTTTATTTAGACACTATATGTATGTGGAAAGCAACCAGTCCTTCTATCCGAAATTTAAGGGTGGCTTGTATAAACGGTAATATGCCTATTAGTACGAAAACGATTGGGTATATTGTATTCTAAAATCATAGTGTACTTTGAACTGCGATAATAAGGCTGCGGAAACTCTATTGTTTCGTATGAAATGAGAGTATTTCCATTTCTTCTGTATTACTTGTCTCCTTTCAAGGGTATAAATCCTATTTGTTCCAATTGGGCGATTTTTTGATCCGACAAGCTTCCTCTTCGATAATTCCGTCTTTGAACCGTACACCAACGCCCCAACGCCCCTTCACGACATCCAGGCCACCGTCCATTTTGGACATGAAACTGGTGCAACTGTTCCAAGTAGCTTCGCCAGACCTGCTCCACCGACCAGACAAATCCTATTCGATCTAATAGTGTTTGACGATTAGGGGAAAGTTTCCCTTGCTTGCGCATTTTCCGCTGTGTACTGCACCACTCGCCCAAATAGCCTTCGGCTGATTTGGGAAAGCGCTGCTGTTTGTCGAGAAAGATTTTCAACGCTTCATAATTTTTCATCCATTCACCGTTCAAGTCCTGACTCCACACAAATCCGATCTCATCCAACACACGAATGCGTTCTTTGCTCAAACGTCCTTTCTTACGTCTTTCCCGTTGAGTATAACACCAGGTAGCCAAGGCACCATCCTCCCGTTTGGGCCAGCGACCTTGAGTCGCAAAGAAGACTTTCAATGATTGGAATTCCTTCATCCAGTTTGAATCCAGCAGGTTCCATTCAAAGCCGACAGACTCCAGCAGTTTGTAACGCTCCTCCGAGAGTCTGCCCCGTTTGTAAGCCATGCGCTGCGTATTGCACCACAAGCCCAGCTTCCCCTCTGTAACCGAAGGCCAGTCATTTTCTTTCTTACGGAACTCAATTAGCCTCTCATACATGATCTGCCAAGGTTCCAACTCTGTCAATATCTCCTCAATACGAAGCCGTATGTCTGATAGGAAACCTGTGGTCAGAAAAGAGGTCACCCCTTCAAATCCCTTGGGTGAAGGCTGACAGGCAAGGCGTTCCATGTGCAAGGCCATCATGTCATATACAGATTTGCCCGATAGGTTGTTCACAAAATCCAATACGACAGGCTGTTTCCCGCTTCCGGCATCCAAGCAACGGCCCAGCTGTTGCAGGGTAACAATATAGGATTCTGTCCGCCGTAGAAACAAGACGGCATCTATGCCCTCCACATGCAGTCCTTCTATCAGCATATTGACAGAGAACAATACATGCAATTTCCCAGATTCTTTTTGGAAAGCCTTTAGTATTTGATTATTAGTCCGTTCGCTTTGAGTGTGATGGATCTCAAATGGTATGATTACCCGTCCGGCTTGTGTCAGCCAGCCACACACCTCAGGAACCATCTGTTTCAGATCGGTAAGATCACGGCAAAAAACCAGCAGTTTACATACATCTTTGGGCAAGAACTTTCGGATTACCTCAGGAGCTCCTAACGCCCCTTTAAAATCAACGCGAGCCACATCCAGTTTCTTTTGGACTTGTTCTTTTCGTCGAATTGAACATCCGCTTCGATCCAATCGCTTTTGTAAACGATTCAGTTCACCGTCTAATCCATAGGCACTTTGTACCAGGATTGGGACTGGTAAAATACGGTAATACCAAGCCTGAGGTAAGGTAAGTTCATAAAACAGATTTCCCTCGAAATAAAGATCCACCGTATCAATCATTCCCTCCGGGCGAATAGGAGTCGCCGATGTTCCTAATATATAGGCCTGCGGATTGGATTCAATTACCTCCTGCAAAGCAGCCCCCCATATTTCTGCACCGAAATGATGAAACTCATCAATCAAAATATGATCTGCTTTGAGTTGTTTATCATTTTTTCGATAATATATCAATGACTGAAACGTTCGATAGCAGATATAAGGAGAGGTAAAGCCTACCGCTTTTTTGATCTCCTCCAGGATTGTGACATTTGGAGCAAATACGCAAATTCGTTCTGTGGCATGGTCTGATATATAACGAGCCAGCAGATATGACTTTCCCGTCCCGGTCGCTTGCACAACGGTACCGATACGATGCTGTTCAAAGCCTTTTATAATAGCACGATAAGCTTTCTCGTTATGCGGGTAAAGTTCTACATGTCTGCCGGAATTAAGGCTTCTGAGGTAGTTGTCGTCAGAAACAGTCAAACCATGCAACTCATAAGCCAACGCCTCTTTCAGAAATCCACCATGAGCTACAATCCGAAAATAAAGACTCCCTTTACCTTGGGTTAATACTGTAAACTCCTCATAATATCTCTCAACATCCGTTCGGGTCAAGGGGCGAATATTCCAAACCTCTTTAGCAATAAAATGTACCATTCCCGGCTTGAATCCGACCCATAGGAAGCCGTCCGATTCTATTACGTGATAAGCAAGTTTTCGATAATAAACCGATAACGAAGAAACCATGTTATACAATCAATGTTTTCAAGATATCAAAAGAACAAAAAGTGATGTACAAGACGCAGTTTGTTCCAACACTTCTTGTTCTTTCTTCATTCCCATACGAAATAGCATAAGATAAATTCTTAATGGATTAACACCGGAATATTTTGATACTGTCCACTGAACATTTGCATTTTTGGAATGCAATATAAATTTTGATTCTCCCATAAACTCGATTTTCATAATCAATGGAAGAATCACAAAAGCCCTTGCCTTTTATAATACTGAATTTTGTGTAAAATATTTAATCGGATTTGATTATCTGAAAGTTCTAGCCAAACTTTGTATCTACTTTTGCCAATTCCAATCAAACAATTCCACATCATCTTCAAGAAGATCGCTTCCGGTTTGCGTTTCTATCAGGGTCAAGTCATTTATGGCTTTTAGACCGTGGCGCATATCTTGAAGGATACAAACAGTATCTCCCCGTTTAACTGGGGTAATTTTTCCTTCTATAGCCAACAGTCCCTCTCCGTCAACAACCGTCCATACCTCTTTCCGTAGATGATGAGCTTGATATGTGAGACTTTTTCCTGCCTTTATAATCAATTGCTTCGTCAACGACTGAAAGCCATCTGAATATTGAACATTATGAATAATCTTGTATTCTCCCCAATGTCTTTCCTCATACATTGGACAACACTGTAGCCGGTCTGCATATTTTTTTATGTTCTCGCTCTTGCTCTTTTCGGAAATTAAAATACCGTCATTCGATGCTGCAATCACCAAATCTTTGGTTCCTATACACATAATCGGAAGATCCAATTCATTAATGATATGTGTATTTTCTGCCTCTCCATCTGTGATAACATTACCTATTACATGGTCTTCCAACTCATCTGTAAGTGTATTCCAAGTCCCTAAATCTTTCCATTTGCCAGAGAAAGGAACTACTGCTACCAATTTGGCCTTTTCTGCCACCTCATAATCGAAACTGATTTTGGGGAATTCACTATATCTGTTACGGATTTCCGAAAAAGAAACAGCCCGGATATATTGCTCCACAATATTCATCATATATCCCAACTTAAAAGCAAATACGCCACCGTTCCAAAATGCATTTTCTTTTATAAGATATTCCGCTGTAGCTACATTCGGTTTTTCCGTAAACCGTTTGACCGAAAAGATTCCACCTTTCAGTTTCGATTCATCAGGCACTACATATCCATATTTAACAGATGGATAGGCTGGAGTAATCCCCATAAGAACCAGCTCGGCTACATTGTCATCCACCGCATGCACCATCTGCTCAATAACTTTGAAATATCCTGCTTCCGTAAAAGGGTCACAAGGCATAACAACAACTACTTCTTCATCGGCACATGATTTCTCATATTTCAGATATGAAGCTGCCAAGGCAATGGCTGGAAATGTATCACGTCTTTCTGGCTCCACCACTACATCGATGTATTCACCCAGCTGATTGTAAATAACATCAGCCTGAGACAAGCTGGTAGCCACGGTTACATGACCTTTTAAATCGGATTCTCCCAATTGACGAATAACCCGTTGTACCATCGACTCTTTTTGACCATCGGGAGAATTGAGTAATTTTATAAACTGTTTGGAACGACTGTTATTTGATAGAGGCCAAAGACGTTTCCCAGAGCCTCCGGATAATAAAAGAATTTGCATAAATAATGTTTTAAATCGTTACCTTTCTGCACGCATGGGATTATGCAGGAAATCATCATAAGCCAATCGGATACCATCTTCCAATTCAGTTTGGTAAGACCACCCCAAAGCCGTTGCTTTCGATACATCCAAAAGCTTTCGGGGTGTTCCGTTCGGACGTGAGGTATCCCACTTGATTTCGCCTGTAAATCCTACAACCTTAGCCACCAGTTCTGTAAGGGCTTTAATGGTCAATTCTTTGCCGGTTCCTGCATTTACCGTCTCATTCCCCGAGTAGTTATTCATCAGGAATACACATAGGTTGGCCAGATCGTCAACATAGAGAAACTCCCGGAGCGGGCTGCCGTCACCCCAGCAAGTCACTTCATCCAGACCCGCTTCTTTCGCCTCATGGAAACGGCGGATCAAAGCAGGAAGTACATGACTATGTTCAGGATGATAATTATCATTGGGTCCATACAGATTTGTTGGCATCACACTAATGAAATCCGTACCATACTGCCGATTCAAAAACTCACAATATTTCAGACCTGATATTTTGGCCAAGGCATACGCTTCATTCGTTTTCTCCAATTCTGATGTTAGCAAACAAGATTCAGGCATAGGCTGAGGGGCCAAACGTGGGTAAATACATGAAGAACCTAAGAACTCCAATTTTTTACAGCCGTTCTTCCAGGCTGCGTGAATCACGTTCATCTCCAGTATCATGTTGTCATACATGAAATCAGCCAATGCAGATTGGTTGGCAATGATACCACCCACTTTGGCAGCAGCCAAAAAGACATATTCCGGTTTTTCTTCCGCAAAAAACTTTTCAACAGCTTCCTGCCGTGTCAAATCCAATTCTGCATGAGTACGGGTGATAATATTCGTATACCCCTGCCGTTGCAGTTCACGGACAATGGCAGATCCCACCATTCCCCGGTGTCCTGCCACATAGATTTTTGCGTTCTTATCCATCATTTCACGATTCCTTTCTCCAGATATTCGGCCAAGTTGGTACGCATTACGTTGGCCACATGTTCCGCAGCCACTTTTTGCATATCATGAGACACCATAATTTTCACCAACTCTTCAAAGGAGGTGGATTGCGGATTCCATCCCAATTCATTCTTAGCTTTCGTAGGATCACCCCATAGGTTGACAACATCCGTAGGACGATAGAAATCCTCACTGACAGCTACCAGTACCTTTCCGGTCTTTGCATCAATACCTTTCTCATCTATACCTTCACCCTCCCAACGCAGTTCAATGCCGGCATAGTGGAATGCCAATGTAGCAAATTCGCGAACAGTGTGCTGTACACCTGTTGCAATGACGAAATCCTGCGGTTTGTCCTGTTGCAGAATCAGCCACATGCATTCCACATAATCCTTGGCATATCCCCAATCACGTAAGGAATCCAGATTACCCAGATACAGACAATCCTGCTTTCCTTGAGCAATACGGGCAGTAGCCAACGTAATCTTGCGCGTTACAAAGGTCTCGCCCCGACGTTCCGATTCGTGGTTGAACAGGATGCCCGAACAACAGAACATATTATAAGCCTCGCGGTACTCTTTCACAATCCAATAGCCGTAGAGTTTGGCTACGGCATAAGGGCTGTAAGGATGAAACGGTGTATTTTCATTTTGAGGAACTTCTTCTACCTTGCCATAAAGTTCGGAAGTTGAAGCCTGATAAATCTTACAGGTTTTCTCCAGATGATTGGTACGAACCGCCTCCAATATGCGAAGCACTCCTACAGCGTCCACATCAGCTGTAAATTCAGGTGCATCAAACGATACCTGCACATGGCTTTGAGCAGCCAAATTATAAATCTCGGTAGGTTGTACCTTGCCCACTAATTTCACTAAAGACATAGAGTCCCCCATATCCGCATAGTGCAAGTGAAAATGAGGTTTCCCCTCTAAATGAGCAATACGTTCCCGATAATCAACTGATGAACGACGGATGATACCATGAACATCATATCCTTTGTCCAATAAAAATTCTGCAAGAAACGAACCGTCTTGCCCGGTAATTCCGGTGATTAAAGCTGTTTTCATCTTGTTATTTTTGTTAGTAATACTTCATGAATTTTATAAATATACCTCAATGATTCCAAAAAGACATTACTGTATATGCCATTACGTTTGAATGCTTTTTGATGATCGGATATAATTTGTTTATGGCTGGCAAAGCCGCTGGTGGAAGTTCCTCCTGTACGCATGGTTACAAAATCCATTGGGATATATGTTGTCTGTATTTTATGTACGAAAATAAACCGTAAAAGACATTCAAAATCGGAAGCAATCTTGTATGACAAATCAAAGCCACCATATTTATCATATATAATTTTGCGGCAGTAGAAACTTGGGTGTGCGGGCATAAAGCCAAGTCGCATCCAGCTACGGTTGAAAAGTCTTGACGAATAATAGCGGACACATTTACCCAGGTCATTGCCATCCACGAAATGAATATCTCCATATACTGCATCCACCCGGTTGGTAGCAAGCTCTTTCTCTAATTTTTCCACTACATCCGATGAAGTATAAAAATCATCCGAATTCAAGATACCAACCACCTCCCCCGTAGCCATCCGGATTCCCTTGTTCATAGCATCATAAAGACCTTTGTCCGGTTCGCTTATATACCGCAATCGCCCATTATAACGAGGTTCATACTCCCGGATTATTTCCATCGTATTGTCTGTACTTCCCCCGTCCACGATAATATGCTCTATATCGGGATAACTTTGGTTGAGTACACTATCCAAGGTCGTGCGAAGCGTTTTACCGCTATTCCATGTAGCGGTAATAACTGATACTCTTGAGTTCAACTTATAAATGCAACTTTTTGGGTGCGGATAATAAGCAATAAAAACATTTATTTTTCAGAGAGGAAAGAGAGACAATGTCCCCCT